AGGTTGTCAAACTTGATGTTTCGTATTGCGTATGTACGCTGGTCGCTGGAAGCGCTCGCATCGCTGTCGCTCGTCGCTCGCATCGCTGTCGCTCGTCGCTCGTCGCAATACCGACAGGCACGCGCACGCACGCGAGACAAACTCAAAGTTGACAGATCGGGACAACCCGCCCAACCTCGACCCCGATCGATTCTCCTGTCGGTCAAACCACCTTGGCACAGCAAAGCTCGCGAAACCTCTGTTGTGCCGAGGTACGCGCGAAATTCCCCGATTGTTGCCCTGATATGCTCCCCTCTCGGGCCGCTCGTTTGCGGGCTTGTTTAGTTTTTGCGGTAACTTGCGCGACATTCCGACGCACCTGTCGAGCGCTCTCGGGTGGACCGGAGGCAAACAAAAACGCGCATATCTCACAAAAACGCGCGCAATATAGTTGCGAGCCCGAAAGATTTGTGTTCTTCTGTTCTTGCTTTCGCGAGCTTGCAGCGACGACAGGAGATCGACAGTGCATATCACCCCGAATTACTCTTACAAGAAGCGCGAATATCGGATCGTTGGCATGCTAACGACGCACGTTGCGCCCTCGACAGAGCAAGAGCGCGTCGAGAGCATTGCAGGCAGAGCTCTCGCGGCATTGCTCGCGAAACTCGGCGCACCCTACTCGACGACGATCGACGGCAAGCGCACGTCGCTCGTTATTACTCACAACGACGAGCAGAGCACGCACACAACCCCCGCAACGGGTCGGTTTCGCGTGCTCTGCACACAACCCCCGAAACATGTCTGCGCCTATTGCGACCGAGCGGGCAGCGTCAAGTGGGGCGGGCAGCACGCTTGCACGCAGCACGCAGAGCACGAGGGGGTCGTCTGGGATGCTGTAAGACGCACGCGCGCCGCTGCGCAACGATCACTCGGCGACGGTTACAGCGTCGCAATCACGCTCAACGTTGACCCCCGCAACCATCGCAACCACTAGACAGGAGATCGACAACATGAAACCGAATAAATACGACACCCCGCTCGCGTTCTGGATCAACCGGGGCACGCAGGTCGTGCCGTCCGACGAAGCGTGCACCTGCGCCGACACGGTCTGCGATCATTGCGCAACACGCTGGGCCGACGCAGACACTTGGCAACCCGAGCGGGAACGGCAAGCGCTCGCGCTCGCTGTCGTCAAGTACTGCGACGAGATCGCGCGGGGTGTTGTTGTGCCCGCCGACGCGGTCGGGTCAAGCTATCAACTGCGGCACCTGCTGCACACGCTCGGCGATTACGTCGAGCAGCGCATGCGCGCTGCCGCTGCGCACGCAAACGACAACAACGTCGACGCTCTAAACGTCATCGCAGCGGCGTCGAACATGCTGCAACGCGCGACGCGCAGCGAGTTGCCCGCGTCGGATTACCCGCCCGCCCAACGTGAGCGTGACGCACGCAACGCACGCTTTGCCGAGCGCAACGCACGCTTTGCCGCCGACCCGATATTCGAAGCGGTCGAGTGCCCGAGTTGCGGCGCACCGATCGACGAGTCGCACCACGAGGATTGCGAACTATGAACGACTTTCCCGGCAACTTTTGGGACTATGATCAAGCGCAACACAACCTCGACTTTGATGCGCAGCGCACCCCCAAGGGCAGCGCTGTCTCGATCTCGCGCGGATCGCGCGCGTATCACCTCGACATGTATCGCCGCTGGTGCCTCGTCTACTGCGAGCGCACGAGCACAACCGCAACGCGTGCACACGCACGCAGCAAAGCGCGGGCGCACTTGCTCGCATGGCAGGAGGATCGAAAATGAAATTGCACACACGAGACCAAACCGCCCTTGAAATGATGGGCCGCGAACTGTTCCAGGCGCGCACGAGATATCCCGGGCACCTATCAGGAGAACCGGGTCGGTCTGGTCTGCTCGGCTTTGCCGATTGCGACACATTGTCGCGCAAGGATCTCGCCGTGCTCGCGGGCACCAGCGGCACGTTGCCGTCCATCGCCGACGTGGTGTCGTTTATCGAACGAGTCGAGGGTTGGACGACGATCCCCTCTGATCTGTTCGCCGACTTCGAGCGCGTGTTGACGGCAGCGCGGGCGCACAAGACGACCGAAGGGGGTTGACGACCTCACTCTGCGTGTCCGATTCGCGGGCGCGCGGGGATGTTTTCGTCAACCAACCAGACGCGCGAGAGCGGGTCGCAAGACAGGAGATCGAAGTGCCCAGAAAGTTATACACGGTGGAAGTGCTCGACAGCGACGCGGGTTGCGCGATTGTCGTCGGCAGAGACGGCACGGGTTATGCGGTCGTCCGATACTCGCGCGACGCGTGCGAGACGGTCGAGCAGATCGAGCGCGACGCAGCGCTCGAACAGGATCGTTGGCCCGCGTCGGCAAGTCGCGTCGGATATGCTGCGTTGGTCGGCGGGTTGCGTCGTCTGCGCCGCTATGCGGTGCCCGTCGATAGTCCGCTGCACGTCGCAACGATCGAGCGCTGGGAGTCGATCCACGGGGGTCCGATCCCGCTCGCGCAATACAGGAGAGATCACAATGGCGGATAAGCGGCAAAAGTGGACGGTGGGCGCCGAGCGCGCCCTCGTCGATATCGTCAAGAGTTTAAGCGATAGCCGACCCCGACGCGGGCGCAAGGCGCACCACGACGAAATGGACGCGCCCGATTGGTGGGCACTCGTTGCCCGTCGCTTGCGAACTCGTTGCGGGATCGCTGTTACGGGCGACGCGTGTGCGCGTCGGCTGCGAACAATCGAGAGCAGGCAGGATGCCCGCTTTACGGTCGACGCAACCGGGTCGCTCACGTCCGACGCAATCGCAGAGATCGCAGACGCGCTCGAAACTATCAGCGCACACACCCAAAAGATCGCCAAGGCGATCGACAACTAGACAGGAGATCGAGACATGAAAACAGGCAAAACACTGCAAGAGCTAGTCAATGAAATAGAGCGACGAGATCGCGGCATAGCCGATCACATTGCGAACACGGGCGCGCTCCATATCCGGCAAGAGGTCGTCGACGACCCCGACACGCGCAACCCCGCAACCCCGCAAGCCGAGATCGTGCCGCGCTATCTGCTCGACGTGCCCGGGATCGACACTTACGGGATCAACGACCTGGCGCACCGGCAACTTGGGACGTGGGCGGGTATTCCTGCGCGCTATTATGAGCGCATGCGACTCGACGCGCCCAACTTGTTTTTGCGTAACGTGCGGCACTGGATGCACACCGAACCCGCGCCGCGCATGCTGCGCACGCTCGACGGCAAGGTGCGCGCCGTGCTTTCGTCGTCGTTCCTGCGGATCAACAATCAAGACATGGCCGAGACAATGCTCGGCATGGTTGCAAAGCAGAAATCCGACGTCGTCAGTTGCGACGTTACCGACTCGCGCCTCTACATCAAAGGCACTTTCCCACACGTCGAGCGGCACCTCGTGCCGACACGGTCGCAAAAGGACAAAGGGCAGGTCGGCGACGTGCTGCGCTTCGGTTGGCAAATGCGCAACAGCGAGGTTGGGCTCGGGTCTGCCGTACTCTCGATCTTTGCCGAAGTGCTTGCCTGCACCAACGGAATGACGTTCCCGAAGGAGTTTGCCGGGGTCTCTCGTCGGCACGTCGGCAAGCGTGTGCAGTTGACAGGGCACGCGATGCGACTGTCGAGCGCGCGCACACAACGCAAGGAGATCGAATACGTTCAGAGCGCAATGCGAGACACGTTCGAGCATGTCGCGAACCCCGCAAACGCCGACGAGATTGTCGCGCGACTGAACAAAACGACCGAACGCGAAATCACGGGTGACGTGCACGGCGCAGTCCAGACGCTGCGGCGCGAGGTCACGTTGAGCGAAAACGAGGGATCGAGCGTACTTGCGCACCTTGCGGCGGGCGGCGACTTGTCGCAGTGGGGCTTGATTAACGCTGTTACTCGCACCGCAGAGGATCTTGATAACTACGATCGGGCAAGCGAGCTAGAGTCAATCGGCGGCAAAATGATGGACATGTCCAACGCTACATGGCGCCGCATTTCCGAAGCGCAACCCGTTCGGGCTTAACGCGCCCCCGACGAGAGTGCGCAGGATGCCGTATTCGGCGCGCTCTCGTCGACCCCCTCACAACACACCCCCGAGACAATCTTGCCCGTTCTAGGGCTACTAGCGCGGCAGGTCGGCGAAATTAGGCTGCGACGTGTCACCTATCAACGCAGCGAGCTTGCCCGCCGTGATGCCGGGTAGCGACGTGAGCCAATCAACACGCGCGACATTGCGGTCGGTGTGTTTCTCGACGCCAGGATCGTCGTGCTTGCTCGTGTATTGCCAGATCTGCCAACCGTCTACCCCTGCGGGCAGGTCGGGCAAGCTCGAACCTTCGAGGGTGCCGTCGTTGCTGCCGTAGCGCGGCAACCAGTATGCGTAATTCTCCAACCCCGAGACGTCGCCGATTATGTCGCGCACCTTGCGCGCGCTCGTGTAAAGGCCTGCACCGCCAGGGTGCGCCTCGTCGACAATGTCGAGCCATGTCGTAACCCAGGCTTTCGCGTCTGCCTTGCTGATCTCGCCCTTGATTTCTTCGAGGTCGAGCCAGAGCGGCAGATCGGCGGGCGGCAGATCGGCGATTGCCGCCAAGAAGTCGTCGGCTTCGCGCTCTGCGTCGTCTGCGCCTCCAACCCCTAGCGTTGCGTAATGATAGAACCCGAGCAGCATGCCCGCCGACGCTGCCGCGTTTGCTTGCTCAACGAGCGCGGGTTGCTGCCAATCCTGCCCTTCGGTTGCCTTGACTATGCACCCGACATTACCTGCGGCGAGCGCTTCGGACCCGTCGATCTTGCCCTGATAATGATTCACGTCGAGCAGATAAACGAGATCCGGCAGGTCGTTCGCGCTCGGGTTGTCGTCGTGCTGCTCGTGCAAGGCTTCGAGCCTTCGAACGCGTTTTCGCAGTCGCCTGATTTGCCGTTCAAGATCGCCCATTATCCTGCCCCGTTAGTCTGTCGCAGCGTGTAACCGCTCGTTCAATTCGCCCAACTTGTCTCGGAAATCTCTTTCGAGCGCGCGCAGATCTAACCGCAGCGCCTCGCTTTGCGATCTGCAAAGATCGACTTCGCTCGAATGATGCGCAAGCCGATCGTCGAAGTCGCTGCGCAACTCCTGTATTTGATCGGCGCACTCGGCAGACTCGCGGCCCTGCAAATGCAGCACCATGCCGATCACCGCTGCGGCGATAACTCCCGAAACCGCAATCGCAACGTGCAGCGTCCAACCCTGCCGTTTTATCAGTCTGGTTTGGAGCGAATCGTCGGGCGCGCGCCCGATAACCTCGTCGATTGCGTTGCCGCTGTTGCCGCTGTTGCCGCTGTTTAGTGCAGGCATTAGTCGATCCCCGCCTCGACGCACACGTCGGGAAGTTCGAGCCCCAGCAAGTCGCCCTTGGCGCAGAGCGACACGTCGGCGCTCCAATCAGTCTCGCCCTCTGCAATGTCGACCTTGACCCCCGCGCATGCCTGCGCGGTCAAACTTGCGGTTATCCCCTTCGCGTCCCATCCGGCGCAACCCGAGCAAAGCGCCCAAATTATGATCAATCGGGCCATGGCGAGTGCTCTTGCAAAAGTTCGAGACTCGTCGTTTCCTCGTCGCTCTCGTCGCTCTCGTCGTCGGCGGGCGGGTCTGTTGATTCTGCGGGCTCGCTCTCGTCGTCGGCGGGTTCGCCCTCGTCGGTGCCCTCGTCGGCGGGCAGTTCGTCAAGGCATTGCTGCACGCAATCGTTTATTGCGCCGAAATCTTCTCCAAACTGATCGTTGCCCGTCAACATCGCAACGACCGCAACGAGCGCGCCGACTGCGGCGAGCGCACCCCCAACTTTCGCTTTCGTCTTGCCTTTCACGGTATATCTCCAGCAGTCAAACTCGTCTCGTGCCAACCGCAACCGATAACCTCGAAGGTCTGCCCCGCTGTGCGGGTGTATTGCAGTTGAACACGCGTAACCAGACCCGCCGAGCTTGCCAGCGTATGCGTTGCCGACGCAAGCGCAAACGCCGCGCCGATTGCCGCCGTGCTTGCCGTTGTCCATCCCGCGCCCGTATTGGTGCGCACTCGAACGGTGCCATTTTTGATGTATGCCCACGCGTACACCCCGACAACGTCTGCCCCGATATGATAAGGCGAGACCGAAAGCAGGGTTTCCCAACCCGTCGTTGTGTTTTCGCTGATCACGGGCGACCAGTCTGTCGACCAGAACGACGCGCCCTGCTGTATGCGCTGCGCATAGGCGACGTTTCCGATCGAGTGCAACCCGCGCGCCCCGTATTTGAGATCCGCAACCGCTTCGCCAGACGCGATCGCGCTGCCCCTGGCGAAAGCGTTGTCGACGAGTTGAATCTCGGCAACCGTTGCGGGTAAGTGAATCGCCATATCAATCCTCTGGGATCAGGTATTGCGCGCCGAGCGTCGACGTTATCACCGCAAGGTACACACCGTGAGACCCCGACCACCGATCCTTAGATTTCATTTCTACGGTAATTATACAGGGATACGTTAGATCGGTTTCGGGCAGCGTCAACTCGACGTGCGACAACCGATACCAATCATGAGACGGCGCGCGCACGTTCGGCGCCTCTGGATTTGCGAGCATGCCTCGCGATCCCCACTCGCGAAACTCGAACGTGCCGACGACCGTGTCGCCGAGAGGCACCCAACCGCTGGGCCAGGTGCTCGCAACGCCACCAATCGCCAAGCGCTGCATTGCGAGATCGATCTCGACCTCGTCGCCCGCGACGATCTCGACTTGTGCAAGGTCGAGCGCTCGCAAGCGAAACTTGCCGCCCGTAATCGCCGACGCTGCGTCGGTGTGCCTGTTCTGGTAAACCGCAATCGTGGTCTTGCTGTGCCACCCGTTGCGGTCGTCGGCGGGCGCAAGACCGTTGCCCGCTGTATCGGCAGAGATCACAGCGTGCGCAGTTATTGCCGTCCAAGTCGTCTCGTTGATATCCCCGCCCCAGTTGTATTCGGTGTTTGTGGTGCCGCGCGCCGAGTCGGCGAACATGCGCCAGGGCAGCGTGTCTATTATGTCGGGATCGACCGAGTGCGTGAGAGTTTGAGCGGGCGACGATTGCGACCCGTACAGCGGCACCCGACGTCGGGCAATGTCGACCGACTCGCGCGCGAGCATGCGCACACCCTGCCAGCGGGCGGGCTCGCTGTTATACAACAACGACTCGTCGGGCCGCGTGAGCGTGCGGGGTATTTGCTCGACCGTTATGCCGTAAACCTCGCAGACCCCGACCGCGTAAAAGTTCGCATACAGACTCGCCGACGACGCCGACCCGACAAGCCCAACGGGCGGGCTAACAGAGATCCAACGATCTGCCGCGTCGTTTGTGTTGTGATCGTCGCAAAACTGCAAGAGACGGGGATCGCCAAAAGGCTCGCGTTCCGTTCCTTGATCCCCCCAAAAACCAGTCAAGACCATCGCCCGCTCTGGCGGGTTGCTTGCAGGCACCGCGCCTATATCAACATCAAGATACAATTGACCGTTGGTGCGATAATACCCCTCGGGCCGGAATATTTCGCCCGCAAAGTCTACGTTTGTGTTGATCTCGCTCTTGATCCAGACGAGCACAGCAACCCAACCCCGACGATCCTTGCTGTCTGCCGTCAAGATGCGATTGCCGACCGTGACCAAGTCGAGGATCAGACCGTCGCCCGCCCAATCGGCGACGTCGTCGGGCGGCAGGTCAATCACCCCGTTTGTCGCTGTCGTCGCATACAGCGCGACCGCTTCGTCGGGGGTCCAACTTCCCGACGAATACCCGACCGACACGTCGATCGCTGCACGCAGACGCACCGTGATCGAATCGAGAGGGTCGTCGATATAGATCCATTGGACGTGCGCAACAGCAGGCCAAAGGCTATGCCAGCGACGATAGATATCCCCGAGCGACACCGCTGCGCTCTTGACCATGCGCTCGTCGCTGATCTGTTCGAGGTTGCGCCGTGCACGCACAAGCGCTGCGCTGCTCAACGGTGCGTCGTCGGTTGCGCCCGAAAATGCGCCCGCGTCCCAGTATTTGTAAGCCATCGCCGCTAACCCCTCAAAACGCCGCGCGCGTTGAGCGCTGCGCAACCTCTGTCGGGGTTATGCGTGCGCGCTCGTCTCTCGGCTTGTTTAGTTTTTGCGCATAGTTGCGCATCAGTCCCCGTAAATGTGCGCGGGGTCTGCCGCTGCCCCAAGCGTCGGGGTGCCCGACCCCGGTGCGCCCGAGTCGCTACAGTGCGCCCACTTGTCTTGCTGCGCGCTGGTGACCGTGTCGTATGTGTCGAAAACGACGATAGACCCCGCAGCCATTGTCGTGATGTTGCCCGACCCGTCGACGAAATGAGCGTCGAGCGTGATCGTTGCAGCGGCAACCCCTGCGACCTCTGATCCCGACACCGTCGACAGCAAAACACCGTGCGAATCTATCAACGCGACCTTTTGACCAACCTCGAAATGCCCGCTTGCGGTGTCGCCGCTGCGCACAAACTCGTCGTCGTCGACCGTGATCGCCCTCGAAACGGCATTGTAGGACACAACGAGAGCGCTCGGGCTTATCAAGCGAACGTTGCCAGTCGACGTTAGCAGCGCTTCAAACTGCGCGTGCCCTCGCTTTGGCCCGAAATTGAGGTTTACCGACGACACGATCGCGCCGAGCGGCGCACCTGTCATTTTCAGCCCTGTTGACGGGTCGAACAAGGCGACGTCGTCGATCGCAACATGATCGCCGAGATCGAGATCGAGCGCGGTCGAGAAGTTGACCGACGCTTTGATCATAGCAACACGGGTACCGAGCCTTTCGAGTCTAATGCCGACGAGGTCGGCTTGACCGCTCAAACGATCAAAGTCTCGCACGTCGTATGGGCTGCGCTTGTATGTCTCGCTTTGCCCGGTGTGCGGCGGGTAATACTCGCGCGCCGTTACCTCTTGCACCGTGACCGTGCTTTCGCTCTGCCCCTTTGGGCTCGGGTTCACTTCGAGCACAACGCGGTCGATCGCGCGCCCCATTGTATGGTGCTGCCATTGGCTCGGGTCGATCAACGACTGCTCGTCGACGTTTTGCGTTGTCTCGCCAGGGTACACGTCGCCGAGTCTCGCGACGGTCCAAACACCGTCGCGACGGGTTCCGACCGCATACCCCCAAGGGGCGAGCAGGCGTTCGAAAACGTCGGCAATCTCTGTCGGTTTGGTGCCGCCTAACCAGAGCCAACGAGCGCGAACGAACGACAACTCTGCCGCTGCCTGTTCGAAGGCGTCGAGGTCGACTCGTGTGTGCGCTACCCCGAGCGAATAGTCGGGATACAACCCGCCCGCGACAGCGGCATCGGTTGTGTAGTTGAAATGTTCGCCCATGTCGTAAGAGCGATCCGCGCCAACCGGATAATTTGCCGAGTCGAACGACAACAGCAGACAAAGGGCAATGTGCGCGGGGTTGTCGCTCGACACAAACGTCGCCGCACCTGCCGGATCGTCGATATAGCCGAAAGGGGGATAATCGAGATCCGCATGCGACAGGATCACGGGATACCCGTCGTATGGCCCCGCGTCGTCGTTGAACTCGGGCGGCAACCCTTCCTCGGTCCAGACGAGACGAGGCTCGAACCCCCAATGCGGGGTCGCAGCGGCAGCGTTCCAGGTAAACGCGTACACCGCACGCAGTTTTGGCACCCAGATATAGGCGCCCGACGCGTTGCCGGGTAACGGCAACCCCCACCCCTCTGTAACCAACCCGCTATGTGCGACCCAAGGCTCGCCAAGGTGCTCCTCGTCTGCCCCGGGCACAATGCCGAGCAACATGCGGCGCGGCAACTCGCCGAACGTCGCGCGCTCGAAACGCTCGGTTACCTCGACCGTCGTGCCGAACAAACCCGCAGCGGGCTCGCCCGAGACATAACCAAGCAGGATCACCGACTCGTCGAGCGCTGATCCGCCCGTTCGAAGCGTGCGATATACGGTCACACGTCGACCCGTCAACGCGGGCGGGTCGGCAAATAGCGGGGTTTCTGGCGGCAGTTGTCGACGGGGTGTTGCGTCGTGTCGTGTCGCGTTGAAAAACGCATTTCCAGCACCCGCAACGGTCACGAGCAGAACAGCGCGATTGGCATACAGAATCATGCCAGCGGTGATCCCCGCTTGCGCGTTCGTCAGGTAGTGATAATAGGTGTCTGGCGGTCCGAGCGCGACGCTACTGATCCGATCAATCATGGGGCTTTGCGTGCGCATTAAGCGGTGCCCAACCCCTCTGCGCAGCATCACCCGAAACGTGCCGCTCGACATTGTGTGATTGATGACTTTCCACTTGCTGCCAACCCCTGTCGGGGGTTCGGCAAGGCCCGCGCAATAGTTGACCGTTCCCGGGGTGATATAATCGGGGATATCGGGATAACAGAAACGCATTTCAGCCGATCCCGGGCTCGCCGCCAATAGCGGCATTAGACCCTCGATCTCGACCATGTATGCGTATTGTGTCGACACTAGAAACCCCCGCCTCGCGCCTCGATCCCGTCGATCACGATCGCATGTATGTCGCCCGCCGCGCTAATCATGCGAGACGGTGCCGCGAGCGGGTTAGTCCAAAGCGGGCTTGCGGGCTTGAAACGATAAGGGCCGCGATACGTCGTGCCGACTGTCTGATCGGGGTACAGTCGCCAACCCTCCGCACTGTTCGAAATCAGGTCGAGCACAAACCGTTCGAACGCGCAGTTTAGATCGCCCGTTGTGACGAACACTTGCGCAGCGCGTGCGGGGTCTGCTGCCGCGTCAATACGCACAAGAGCGCTTTGCACAATGTCGAACCCCGCGACGATTACCTGCCGTTCGCCCCAGGTCTGCAAATCGAGATAGTCGCCCGAACTGTACGCGACCATTGTGCGCGCGATCTGCGAGATCCGATCTTCGACAACGCCGATTCGCGGATACCAACCCGCCCGGTGCACGTCCTGCGACATGAGTACACCCGTCGCGCTCGTCGCGAGCACTTCCTCGGCGGGCGTCAACTCCCGAAACCCGAGCAACCGGGGATCGAGCGTCCAAGCAGGATTGGTCAGCACCCAGCGAAAGGTGCCCCCGCCCGTCCAAGAAACCACGAGTTGACCCTGCGCGCGCGTGCTGTCGGTGAAATTAACCCCGTTGGTGCTCACGTTCCAGGTTCCTGGAAAAGCCGCATTTAGAGCGATCTCGATCTGCGTATATAGCTCGCCCGTCTCGTGCCCTGGCCACCAACGCTGCTCGGCGAGCGTGATCGTTGTCGTGCCGCCAACGCTGTGATTCGCAACCAACACCTTGTTTGTGCTGTCTAGTGTGCGCGAGCTTAACAGTCTGCCAATCGTCACGGGTTAACCTCCCACGTCCGAACTTCGAAGGTCGCCGCTGTTGCGCGCCTCGCGAAACAACGTCGCGACGGTCTGCCGCGACTCGTCGCGCGAGAAAATCGGACCAGTCGTCAAGTTGTAATTGATTGACGTGCCCCCGCCCATCGAGAAGTCGCTGCGCATTGTCTGCATTACATCCGAGACCGTTTCGATCTCGCCGACGCTCGACCCGTCGCCCGAACGACCCCCACCCGAGAGCAGACCCGAGACAAGCCCGAACAGCGCGCCGATCCCTGCGAACGCCGCGAACGGACCCCCAAAACCTGCCGTCAAGGCTTGCTGCATTGCCGCTTGACGAAACGCGCCGCCGATCTGCCCGAACGTGCTGCCGAGCGTTTTTTTGATCGCGTCGCCAAAACTCTCGAACTTGCTTTCGCCCGTCGCCAGGAACGCGCCCAGATCCTCTGTCAAGCCGAGAACATCCTCGCCCAACCCCGCAAACGCGTCTTTAAAAATATCCTCGGATACCTCGCCGAACGTCACCATTTGATCCATGTACTCGACCAGAGCGACGATCCCCTCGCCAAGCGCTGCGTTTACATCTTGAACCCCCGTAAACATGAGCCCGAGACCTTCGACGAAAGGCCCCGCGACGCGCTCTGCCTGTGCCGCTGACTTCTCGCGCTCGAACTGCGCGATCAAACCAAGGCGCGCTTTCTCGTCGTCGGCTGGATCGTCGCCCCCGTCGCCCGGTTGCCTGAAACGCCCGACGTCGCCCGCGCCATCGGCGCCTAACTCGGCACCCGCAGCGTCTGGGATAGCCTCCTGCAACCTATCAAAATATGCGTTCATATCGCCGATGGCTTGATCCCCTGTCATAGCCATCGTTTCGAACTCGTTGCGCGCGTCGGCGAATGCCCGCGACGCTTCCTCGGCTTGACGTTGAGCAGAAACCCAGGACGCCTCTTGCTGTCTCACTCGCGCGTCAACCTCGTCGAACTCTGCCTGCGCCCTCGTTTCTGCCTCCCTATGCACACGCAACCGATTCTCTTGTTGCCTTATCTGCCGCCGAGTGAACTCGGTTTCCACTCGATCCCGCTCGCGTATGCGCTCGATCTCTGCCTCGACCCCTGCGACCGCAGCGCGTGCGCTTCGGATATCCTCAGACGCGCGGGCTTGCCGCGCTGCCGACCTTGCCGCGCTGTTGTCCCAGGATTCGATCTCGGCGATTGCTGCCTGCGCCCCAGCGATTGCGACGTCGATCGACTCTTTCAACAACATGAAACCGAGACCGAGACGAGCAACAACATTGGCCGCCAACTGCCCCGCGCCGACAATCATGCCGAGAGCCTCGCGCGCAAACACCCCCGCGCGACTCGTCGGATCAGCGATAGCGACCGCGAGATCGTCGAACGTCGAGGCTAAGTCGCCAACGACCGTGCTCGATCTGATCGTGCCGAGAATAATGCCGCCGATTGCCTCTTGTACGTCGCCGAACGCAAGCCCGACCCGCGCGATCTGAATCGTTGCTTGATCGCCGTCTGCTGCAACGCCGCGCATTTCGTCGGCCATGTGCGCGAGCATTTCAGACCCCGACGCGCCCGCTGCCTGCATCGCCTGCAACTCTTGTGTTAGTTGCGGGAATTTCTCGCGCAGCCCTTCGAGTTGCCCCGTTGCTACCTGCACAGCACGCTCGCCGAGCGCTTCGAGGCTTTCGCCCGTCTCTGCGCTCGCGTTCATTACAAATTCCGTTGCGTCTTGCAGCGCTGCGTATTCGGTAATGACACCGCGCCCGAGCGCGGCGATCCGCTGCATGGTTTCTTGGGTTTCGGTGTCGGCAATCCCTGCGGTGCGCTGCAACTCTGCCGCAAACGATTGCATTGCCGCTTCGTTCTCTCGGTAGCCGATCCCCGTGCGCTCCATGCTTGTCGCAAGACCCGCAAGGGTCTGCTCTTGCGCCATCGCTGCCTGGGTCACCCGCACGAGTTGCCCGACCGTCGCTTGCGTAACCCTGCCCATCAACTCCCATGCCTGGTTAATGTGCATCATGGTCTCGCCGAGACCGCTTGCGGCTTGCTCCTGTTTTTCGAAACCGTCTTTTGCCTTGTTTGACTGGTTGACGATCGTTTTTGTGAGTTGCGAGATCTCGCGGCGCAAACCTGCCGTTTCGGCGATATATTGCAGCGCGACGGTTTGCGTTGTTTCAGACATTCGGCGTCACCTCTTGCGCGCTGCCTTGCGCTGCTCGTGCTGTAATCGCCCGCGCTCGGCTGCGACCATTTCGAACCATCCTAGCGTTTCGAGGTCAATATCGGACAGTTCAAGCTTGCCCTCCTCGAATAACCGCTGCGAGCGGATCAACTCGTAAACCCAGAACGGCACACCGTAAGCAATGCACCGGATCTCTCTTAGTGGGTCGGGGTAGTCTGGGTATGCTTCGGGTCGTCTAAGAGCAAAGCGGCATCCCCGGGCCACACGCGTTTGATCTTGACAGGTGCGGCAGTCGAAGTGCCCGTCGACGTCGAGGGCAACTTCGAGCGCTTGCCGGACTTTCCCCGCGTCAATTCGGGGATCTTCGCGGTTAACGAGCGCAAGAAATACACATAAAGCAGATCGATCTCGTCGCTGCTGAAACACTCCGCAAGCAACGACGCGTCGACCTCTCTTTCGACACCGTCGACGACGATCGGACCCTCCCAATGCTCTGCCAGCGCTTGGACGCGTTCCTCCAGTTCGCCCCATGCGAAACTCTCGCGGATAATCTGCTCGCGCGCCTCTCGATCTTCCTCGGATTTCAGCCGATCGGCACGCTCGCCCGCCAGCGCTGCGTGCAACTTCCAGGCTTGCCCACGCTTCGCGTGCGGCTTGCGAAAGCGCACGATCTGCCCTTGGAACGGTATTTCCACCGTTTTTGATAGCGAATAAGGGGTCGTTTCGGTCTTGTCGCTCATAAGGTGCCTCCAAACGCGTCAAACTCGCGCGTTGCTTACAACCTAGCAGACCCGCACGAGATCGGGCGTTTTAGACCCCTTGGCGTCAATCCTCGACGAATCTGCGCGGCTTGTTAGGTAAACACAAACTGTACAGCACCGTTGGCGCCGTCCAAATGACAGCTAAAAGGTGCCTGAACCATGTTCGGTTGTCCCGGTGCGACCTGTATCGACGCGCCCGCCCGCCAGACAAGATCGCGCAGGTTTATCGTTAACTCGTTTCCGTTGGGGGTCTGGAAAACGATCGTACCTGCTGCCGTTGTCGACCCTTCGAGCGCTGACCAGAACGCAAACTCGGCCTGATCGACAAGCTCAAAGGTAATCGAACCCGTAACCGGCCCAGTGCGCGACAGGTAGCAAGGCCAGGCATAGCCCCCAGATCCGGTATCTTTCATGCTGCCGCGCATTTGCGCTTCGAGATTTATGTCGAGCGAAAACTCGCGCGCGATCGGATTGTAAGAGTGAAACTCGAACGTTGTGCCCGTGCTCTTGATCGAACCGATCGGCGAGCCTGTGTTGTATGTGATCGTTCCCGGGATCGCCGAGTCTGCGGGGCGCACATATTCGCCCATCCAGCTTGCGGTTAGGCTTAACGGGGTATCAAAACCCGCGCGCAGCGACAGGCTACCAAACATCACGTCGACCGCTTCGTAATGATGACCCTCGCCGCTCGGCGCTTCGTACTTGTGCAGCGTGCAGGTGCGATCCGTCGCAGGATTAACGAGGTTGGGCTCGTCGCGCAGGTCATACGTTACCGACACCCCCGCAGCGACGGTGCCCTCGAAGCCTGCGCATTCCAACAGACTGCCGATCTCTGGCGCCGATCCTGTCGCATGACTCGTTTTCACCTCTGTTTCGATTTCGCCCTGCCAATATTCGGCCATGACGGCAGCGGGCGCGAGCGTGTCCATTTGCGGCAACACGACCTCGCGATCGACCTGCACAAACTGCGGGTCGTAAGACAACCGCTTGAACTGTAGCGCGTCGGTTGGGGCGGGCGGCGTGATTGCCGTGCCCTCTGTCGTCTGTACGCTCAAAAACCCGACCGCGTCGCGAAGTGGTGATCCCATTTGCTCTATTCCTCGTCGTTGTTACAGCGTGCGATCCGTGCGCACTTTAACCGTTGCCCGCAATTCGACCTGTCGACGATACCGATCGTCGCCATGCGCGTCGACTGCTAGATCTTCCAGCACAATTCGCCAAATCTTGTCGTTCGCCCACTCCTCGCCGTGCTCGTTGAGCAGTCGGCGCAGGATCTCGGCATAGCCCCACGAGTAATCCTCGACGGTCTCGGCGCCGTGCTCTCGATGTACGAGTCGCAAGAGCAGCGGCACACTTAGATCCCGGGCAGGGGTTAGGAAGTCGTCGATCTCGACCGACCCCTCGACAATCACATACAAGCGAGGCAACAAGCGTTCGCCGCCGAAATCCTCTGCCGCTTCGTATTTCAGACGCTCGGCGCCTCCGATCAACGATTGCAGATCGACCCCCGCAGGTGCCTCGACTAGATCGCGAACCGAATCCCAGTTCGCCGCCATGCGGGTTGTTATGCCCTCGACAGCTTTGCGCACCGAATCGCCGACGCTCATGCGATACCCGAGACGATATAGTCGGCGCCCCAGCGCACAAACTCGGCGTTTGCGTGTGCAGTTGGCACGGGGTGATAGGGGCGACGATTCACGAGAAACACACCCGACGCAGTCGCCCGCTCTTTCGTATATCCCGCATAACCTGGGTATCCAGGGGTCCAGTTGATCAGATAACCGCCTCGCTCCATTGCCCATTGCCCGCGTTTGCGGTCGGGGCGCGTGTAAACGTCGGGATCGGTCAAGAGCGCATGCAGGATTCGTTGATTTACGGGCAGCATGTTCGCCGCGCGTTTCTTTGCGGGTTCGGGGTCTGCGCCTCGATAATCAATCACGAGTTGCATGCCGATCCCCGCGCCGCCTCGCTGAAACCGCCCGCCCGTTGATCGACTCTGAAACCGCAGACGAGATCGGCCCGCGATCTGCCCCGCTCGACGCGCTCGCGCTCTGCCCGTTCGCGCCACTATTCGTCGCCCCCGACAACCGCAACGAGGTCGCCGCAGACATGCTCGCCAACCCCCTCGCCAACTGCGTCGGTGCACGCATAGCCCGAGAGGTCTGCGTCGGCGGGCACAAGCACGAGCACGGGTTCGACACCGTCTGCCGTGCGCTTGCCCGACACAACATGCCCTCGCATATCCCTGATCTTGCGACGTTCCGACCACTCGACCCAGCGAGCGGCAACCCTCTGCAACTTGCTCTTGCTCTTGCCCTTGCTCTTGCCCTTGCCCTTGCTCTTATCAGACATTCGGCAACCTCTCGTGATAGTACGGGAACGCGCCAACCCCTTCCTCGCCCTCGTCGAGTATCGCGTCGCCGTCTGCGTCGTACCAGGCACCTTTGCTGCGCAACAACGCATCGAACTCGTCTGAATAGCGCTTGCGCACAACGTCGGCGATCGGCTGGATCGCGGGGTCGGTCATAGCGGCGCGGTCGATCATCACGAGCGCAGCGGCGAGCGTGCCCGCTGTCCGAAAGTGCATGTTGTCGATCACAAGATGCGGTTTCATTTGCTGCCGCATGAGGTCGAGCATGAGTCGATCCCGGGCAAGCTCGATCACGTTCTCGTCGAGCCAACGACCCGCGCTCGCCCGTATGTTGCGCGGGATCACAACGCCGAGATCCGCACTTGATATCGGCAGCGAAAACGGCGAGCGCACAACCTCGAACATTACTTCGAGCGTTTCGAGATCGCTCGTTGCGCTGTATTTGTAGGCAACCACGGCACGATATTCGCCGATGGTGCCGTACACACCGACAGGCATTGCGCAACGCAACTGCGCAGCCCGAAAACCTGCGCCGGTTATGTGTGGATATTGCGTGCGCTCGACAAGTTCACAAACGCCGCTCGCAGTTGTTAGCACCTGCACGCGTTCGAGACTGCCGCCAAGTCGCGATCCCAGATAGTAATATTGACCCCGGGACACCCCCGCAAGCGTGCCCGGTGAAACTTCGATCGCGTTGCGGTCTGCCCCTGCCGTCAACGTGTTGGTGATCCCGTTGTGAGTGCAGGGTAACGCGGCAGCAACCGACGCAGCGGTCGAGTCGTACACGTCAACCGTTACATCCGACGCAGATATCGCAGGGCCGCCAGGCAATTCGAACGCGAGCGCTGCAAAACTGTCGCCCTGTCGCAGATATTGCCGCATTTACACCCCCGAAACGCTGTTCGACCCGTTGAGCACAACCGGGCCGACGTGCCTGCGCTTGCGGAGTTGCTCATATTCGAGACCGTAAACCGTCAACGCATAGTAGCCAGGAGACGACGACGAAAACGACACCGTGCCGCCCGGGGTCTGCGCAACTATCGGCGACGCACCTGCGAGCCCAGACTCGACGCGGCGACGCAATTCGAGCGCGTGCGCTGCGAGCAGCACAACCGCCAGGTTGTAAGACGTCCCAAAGCGCGACGCCGACACCTGCAACGCAGCGTCGTCGAGGTAATCAAGGCGATCCGCGCGCATTTTGAACTCGGGCGCGCGTCTGTCGATCAAGTTGCGCTGCGCGTCTGTCGCCATTGATATCTACTCCAGTGCGGCTTCGAGGGCAGCAACGACCGACTTGCGCGTTTCGGTTTCGAGCCAAACGGCGAGTTGTGCCTCGTCGGTCGTGCCTTTCACGAGGGCAACCGCTTTGCGCGCAGACAGGTCGGCGAGATCGGCGGGCTCGGGATCGCTCTCGGGCTCGCTCGCAGGGTTCGCAAAATTCCAGTTGCGCCAGGCTTTCATGAGATAACCCGACCCTCTCGCCACACACCCCTTTCGAGATTCGCGGCGACCTCTTGCCCGTGCTTGCTCGTCTTGAACCGGCGCCATGCGCCCGCGTCAACGTCGGCGACGCCGGGAACGGGCGCCCCGGTGCGCTCGTCGACCCCCATCGAGCAGGGAACGTGCAACGGTCGAGGCGCGTGCCCCTTGTCGCCCTGCGCATTGTCGAGCCAACGCAACGGAAATTTGCTGTAATTCTGGATCGTGATCTGTTTGCCGCTCATATCACCCCGCAAGCGTGCCGCAAGTGCACGCAAAAACTAAACAACAACACAAACGGCACACGCGACGCACCCGCGAAGCGTGTGCCGTTCGAAGGATTCAACGATCAGGGAACGATCCCTATCGTCATTTCGAGAGGATAGTCGGAAGCGACGCCGCCCGTTGCCCCGTAGCAGGGAACATAAGCGCGAAACTCGCGAAACTGCGGCGCCAGACTCTCGAACATTTCGCCGCCAGGGATAACGCCGCGCATAACCTCGGGCGCAACCCGCCGAGCGATGCACACGTTTTGAGTGCCGCCCGCCGCATTGGTAAACGCGTCGGTCAACTCTCTGGCCTTGTGGATCGTCACGGTCTGCCCCGCATCCTGCGCAGTACTCGCGACCGCTTGAAGGATCGTAATGTCCGATCCGGCAAGTCGCCGCGTGTTTTTGCAGTAATTGTAATCCTCGGGGGCGAGAATCAAGTCGGTGCCGATCGCGGCGGTTTCGGTGTTGTCCTCGACGCTGTCGAGCAGGTCGAGCAGGTCTGCGATCACGGTATCGGCAGCGGTGCCAACGATCGCGTTCGGCATGAAACTGCGCGGGATGTTCGGGTGAGTGAGCACACCGAACAAACCGTTGGTGGCGTCGCCCGCCCAGAAAATCTCGTTGTGCCGACGCTCGATCGTGTCTCGCGCAGCCATTGCGAGGCGCATGTCGAGAGACATGCCGACGCGCGCGGCCTCGCGAATCTCAAACACGGTCCAGTCGTATGCCGCGAGAAGGTAACGAATGTTTCGGGTCTCCTCGGCAACGCCGACACTCACGGTTGGCACGGCAGTCGTGCGCCCCGTTCCGATCACAGCACGACCGACCGAATCGATCATGCGCTGCGTGTAGGTTCGCGCACCGCTCGGAACGCTCGTATCGATATCGAACAGTCGCGCAAAATTGCGCGGGGGTCGCTTCGTTTCGAGAAGCGTCGGCATGATTTCCTCAAGTTGACGCGCGAGAAATAGCGATTGCGCGGGCGTCAACTGATCAGTACGAATTTCCATTACTGCTACCTCTACTGGTTGACGCGCAACAGCGCGATCGAGTTGTTAGCGTCGAAACTGACCCACTGATATCGGTGCGGTGGGAGTTTGACGTAATCGCCATCCGGTACCCCGCCCGTCAAGGTCGGGCTGTCTCGCCATCGCGAACGCGTGTCGGTCGCAGGGTCAATCGAGACACCGAACCAAACGTCGCGCATCATGAATTGACCGTCCGAGTTGTCAACGTCGACGTAGGCAAGACCGTTTGCGAGGGTGGCGACACTCTCGAACGCTTCATACCCGATCGGCGCCTCGGTCGTTGCTGGCGCCGTGCCGTTCCAGGCGGCAATTCCCATCGTCTGCCATTCTAGCGGCAGACCTCCCGATCCGATCAAGATCCCGGGACTCATGTCCATATAAGATCCCGACATGTTGAACCACATACCCGGGACTTGACTCGTCGCGTTCAACACCGAATCGGTTGTTACACCTGTTCGACTGAAACCGATCAGGTGCGTGGGAACAACAAGGCCAAGCGCTGTGATTAGCGCGTCCACGTCGGTCTGCTGCGCGGTCGAACCCGTAAGGGTTACGGTCTGCGAATCGATCGCAGTCGCGAGCCCCCAGTATTCAACGGTTACGGTGTGAATCGCCCCCACCGCTTGAAAACCTGTGGTTTGGGGTGTGCCCCGCAGCACATACGCTGGGCAGTTCGCAGCGCTCGGCGCGACGACAGTGCCGTCGCCGCCCGAAATCAGCAACGACCCAAACTTGATCGAGTCGGGCTCGCCGCCCGCGTCAATCACGGTAATCGCGAGATTAGCGTCGGACTCTGCAAGGTCGAAGGTCTGCCCTTCGGCAAACGCCCGAAAGAGCAAATCCTGATTTGGGGCAGGGGCGCCCGCTAGTTCGAACAGAGCGGCGCCCGAAAATTCAGGAGAGGCGCGCAGAGCGTCGCGAAACGCCGTGCTGATCTCGGTTTTGGTTGCCGCGCCAGAACTCGTATAAGTGAACGCATGACCGTTGAACGAGAAGGTATAGAGGGTCGTATTCTGCGCCGTTACGACCAGCAATTCGGTCTGAATCCCGACTGCGCCGTTCGTTCTGGCTAGAACCGATCCGCTCTCCACAATCTGCCCGGGGTGCCCGAACGGCACGTCGTCGGTGTATGATAGCTGACCCATTTTCTACTCTCCTTGCCGCGCGGTGCGCATGTTGCCGAGATACGTTGCGCGCGCCTTGTCCATGCGCGTTGCAAAACTGTCGCTAACCTTTGGGCTGCCGTCGTCGTTGCGCATGCTGCGACCGAGTTGCCGCAGCGAGTGCACGCTGCCAGCAACCGACGACTTGACCACGCTGTATGCGCCCTCGACCGCTGCGTCGCTGCGCTGCTCGCTGTCGCTATATGAATCGTCTCGGGTGTAAGCGACGACGATCGCGCGACGCAAGGCAGCGTTGTCGATCATTTCGACCGCACCGTCGTTGCGTTGCTCGTGCTCAACGTCGAGCTTGACCGCAAGCGGCACAAGTTCGTTTCGCTCGGCGACGTACTCGCGCACCGCAGCAGAGTCGAAACGGGGCGCCTCGTCGATTGCGTCGAACTTTGCGACAAGTGCGTCGCGCTCGCCGACGAGTGCGTCGAGTTTTGTCTGCAACTCGGTCGAGTTGCTCTGCGCGGCGTCGCGCTCTCCTGTCAACAAATCGACGCGCTCGGCACTCGACGCGATCACCTTTTGCAAGGCCCCCGCGCTAGTCGAAGCGACGACAACGTCGACCCCATCAATTCGGATCGTGGTCGTTTCCATATGTTCCTCTGGTTGGTTGCGCTGCCTCGCAGCGTCGGCACGCAAGGCAACTTCGGCGCCCTGTCTGCCACGCTTCAAGATGGTGACGTGGTTGTAACGGATCGAGCGCTGTACGGCGTCGTACCTTTCGCCGCTCGGCGTCGTTCCCGGTGTGTTGTCGATCTGCACACGCTTGCCCGGGCTTATCTGCCGCAACCCCGACCGATCGATCGCTGCGACTCCCTGCGCGTCTTGAATCACGAGACGAGCAACGACCCGCGCGTCGGTCGCCGACCCCGCACCGTCGCGCCGCAAAACCTCGCCGCGCGGATCGGTGCCGATCATGCCAACCGACAGGCTGCGAGCGTTCGACGCGTCGATCATTGTGCCTGGGTGCGTGTGTATCGTGACCGCTTTGCCGATTGCGCTTTCGATACTCTGCGCGTCGAGTATCTCGCTTGGCGGGCAATACTCTCGCACGACGACACCGTCTGCGCGCTCGTACTCGAACACACCCGAGCGATGCAGCACCGCTTCGACTATCAAGTGCCCCTCGGGGGTGCGCTTTGGTGATCCGAGAGTGGTCAAGAGGTCGTGCCGCTCGACCCAAGCGTCGTCGCGATAGCCTGCGGCATGCGCTGCCGCGCCTTGTTCCTCGGCGCGCTCTTGCGCGTCGGCGCCCACATAGCAGGTGCCGTCGTCGCCCCAGCGAAAACCCGTTTGCCCTTCGATCTCGCAGGATTGCACCGGCATGCAGGCAGAGTGCCCACGCGCGCATATGCCGTCAACCCTCGGCAACGTGCTCGTGGGTCAATCGCCGCGCTGCGCGGGCGAAAGAAATGCGCCGACGTTATGAGCGACACGGGGATCGCACGTCGACGCAGGGGCGACCCCCGCAACGCCGCAACAGAGCACAACCCGAAACCGTTGTCGACGTGTCAATCGGGAGTTGCGAGCGACCCTGGATCGCCAACGATAGGTGTGCGCCAGCAACGGCAGCGGATAGGCTCGCCCGGTGCACCGTCTGAAAATCTAGCGTTGTTTGCGTATCGTTTGCCGGATCGACCAACGTGCAACTTTCGCACACGAGCGTCGCCCACTGTCGTCCAGATATAGGCAACGATCCCCGCTGCCTCTTGCCGCACGCGCGAAAGTTCGGCGTCGAGAGACAAGATCTGATCCGCTGCGATCAACTCGGCATGACGTCGAGCCATTCCGACCCGCTGCGCTAACTCGTCGGCGAGTTTGTCGACGGGCCACTGATTTCGCCAAGCGTCGTCAATCAGCTTGTTGATCCGCTCGAAGTGCTTTGTATCGATCTTCTCGATCAACTCGATATTTCGACGCGCGAACGAGCGCATTTGCTCTTGGACGTTTGCGTCTGCCGCTCGCAGATAGTTGCCCCGAGCGCTTGCAATGCTCTCGATCTGCGCCTCTCGGTTGTGCTCGTTGACCTGCCGCGCCGCTTCCTCGACGAGGTTGCGTTGCTCTGCCGCTCGGCGTCGAGCGTTGAACCTACGCTGCGCCGCTGCCGCTGCTCGCTGCACGGCGCGACGGTTGCGGTTGTCGAGTCGGGTCTGCGGCGAGTCTGCCCGCGACTCGTCGGCAAGCGCTCTGCGATATGCGCGCACGATCGCGGGGTGCACCTCTCGCACCTTGCTCGCATACGCAACAAGCTCGCGCGTGTATCGTCGCTCTGCCTTGTCGGGGCGCGCGGGCGACGTTGCGACGACAGGCTCGGCGGATCTCGGTCGGCGCGGGGTGCGCGCGACTCGACTGCGGCGCGGGGTGCGCGCGACTCTCTTGCGCAGCGGCAAGGCTATACGACCTCGTCGTCTTGCTGTTGCTGCAATACCCGCCCGCGCGGATCTTCGAGACCGTCTGCCTGCCAATAGAGATAATCGGTCTCTGCCTCGGTCTTGTGTCGCTGCGACTGCACAAGCCCGCTCTCCTGTTCGAGCGAGTTAAACGACACGAGCGGCGCCTCGTCGAGCATGTAACCGCGCGCCGCTGCGAGGTATTGCCAGGCCCGCGCTATGTTCGGCGCATAGGCGTCGACCTGTCGCGCTCGTATCCGGTTGTAAAAATAGCGCGTGCCGCTCTTGTCGTCTGTCGACAGACCGGCGGGCGCGTGCCCAAATAACAGCGTCATGGGCATTTCAGCGGCAGCGGCGACAGACTGCGCGAACCTGTCATACATCGCAGCGGCGCCACTAAGATCGACGGTCAACTGCGTGGCATCCTCGCCCTCGTCGAGCAAGATACCGTTGACCACTGATTTGCTCTGGTTGATCAGGTCGAGACGTCGCAAGACAGTCGCGTCGCCATCCTGTTCGAGCAGTTCAAGCAAGCGCAGTTTTAGGACGAAGATCCGCAACTCGTGCATGGCCGTCTCGCTGCCTTGCTCGACGACGCCCATTGCGCGCACCGCTTCCCAGACTCGCTGCGTGCGCGGGTCGCCCCAGTAATCGACAGACGCAAGATCCTCGGCGGGCAACTCGACGCCGCGAAAGGGCAACACGCGCGATTCATGCACCCGCTCGCGCGTCATAACCGCAGCATTTGCGAGACCGTAGCTTATAACCTCGTATTCCTCGACCTCGCCGAAACGATCCGCTGCGGGGTCGCTGTACCAACTAACGGGGCGCAGTTGCCAGCGATGCAACACGCGCGCCCAGAGCACACGCGAGATCCTGCGCACGTCGGTCGGCTCGCTCTGCGACTCGCTGCCGTCGAGCAACCCGAGCACGACTGCCGCGCCCCCGAACGCAGCCGACCACGCGTCGGCCTTGCGTAGCTTCTGGGTTAGTTCGAGCGACTGCCAGTCGCGCAAGATGCGCTCGTTTTGCGTGTCGTTGATCTCTGCCTCTGCGTCGACGGTCCAACCCTCGCGCGTTGCCTCTGCTGCGGGCAGGTCGCAGATCCGACCAACGTATTTGCTGCCGCGATACAGCGCGCGCAGCGTCATCGGATCGAGGGGTTGCACCCAGGCAGCGTGCGTGTGCGTCGCCTTGTCTCGGTCGGTGCCGAGCGCAGTCAAAACATTGATCAACCCGTCGACTCGTTGCGTTGCTTCCTCGCTCATTCTCTCACCCCATCAAGGTCTTGTAATAGCTTCGCCCGCCACGAGCAGAGCGCGCCCACCTTATCTGCACTTGCGTCATTGCGTCGACCTCGTCGTCGGGTGTGCCGTCGTCGGGGAAGTCGCCGCAACGTTCCACGAAACCGGGCACCCATGAATAGGTCTCGGGCGGGGGCAGGTACACGTCGCCCCGCTCGATCTCGCTCGCACAAGACACCGCGCGCGCATACTTCGAGCCTTTCGGGTTAATCGCAATCATGCCCGGGATCTGTGCCGCCAGGTCCGACAGGATCGCCGATCCGTTCGCCTTATCCTCGATCAACCAGCGGCGCACGGTCGGCCATTTTGTGCGCATCGAAAGGATTGCCCGCTTCGTTGCTAGATAGTCGAGGCGCGCGCGAGTCTGATCGAGCAGGTAACGCCGACGACCCTTGCGCGCCCACACCTGCCCGACGACATAGGACGACGTTTGATGATCTTTGAACGCGAGATCCCAACTTGTGACAACCTCGTCCATGTCGTCGAGTTTCGGCAGCGCTTCGCGCCCCGCTTGCCTCGCACGGTCGGGGGTGTCCCAGTACTGCCACCAATCGCGCCGATACAACTTGCCCTCGACGCTGCGCGGGCGTTGCAACATCAAAGGCTCGGCGACGCTCGCGAGCATGCCGCGAAAGAGTTGCATTACCTGCGCCTCGTCGTACCTCTCAGGGATCGCGACCTCGCCGAGACCCCGCCCGAGCGAGTCGCGCTCGACGTCGACAGGTTCGAGCGTGATTGCGGGCACGCAGAACAGCGACCAAGCGTCGTTGTGCTCTTGCTGTATGCGCCCGATCAGGTCGTCGGAGTGCCAGCGGTGATGCATAACAAGCACCCAGGCACCGGGTTCGAGTCTCGACCACAACGTCGAGGTCAGAAACTCCCACCACTTGTCTCGGTATGATTTCGAGAGCGCCTCATTCAAGCCACGGTATGGATCATCAATGACGACACCGTGAAAGCCGTAAGACGCGAGCGGCCCGAGAAACCCGACCGAGCGCATGCCGCCACGCTCGCCAAACTCGACGTCGTCGTCGTCGTGCTCGTCGTCGTCGTAAACCTCGCGCCGCGTGCCGCGTGCCGTCTCGCTCTCGTGACACAATCGCCAGTCGTAAACGGCGGCATACTTAGGGTGCACGCATTGCCACGCGTCGGGGCATTGCTCGAAATGATCGCGCACATACCCGCCCCAGCGCTGCGCGACCTCGCGAGAGTATGACACCCAGGCAACCCTATGGGTCGGATTGTTGTCGAGGTAGTGCGCAACCGCTGCCGCTGTTGTCGTGCTCTTAGTGTGTCGAGGCGGCATCGCAACAAGACCGCGCCCGTCTGCGACCATGACCTCGTCTTGCAGGTATCGAGCAAGGCGCACGCTCGCGTCGTACCTGCGCCACCAACCGTTTGTGCAGTGGTGCCAATAGGTGTCGGGCGTTAGTCGCCACCACTCTTGCTCGGCTAGGGATTCAATCAACATCAGTTGAGCGTCCGATCCCAGCAGTCAGCTTCGAGCACGGCGCAACCTACCGCACGAGCGTCGAGCAGCAACTCGACAACGAGCGTCGTGCCGTCGCATTGCGCGGCAATGTGTGCGCTCGACGAGCGCGCATACTGCGGCAGACAATCGGCGAGCAGAGCGCGCACAAGGTGCCAGCCTTTCGCTCTGATCGTGATCGCTTCGAGGCAGAGAAGGTCGATCAACTCTCGGCGCACCTGTCGAGCTAGTGTTTCCTCAAGTGCGCAGCGCCAACCGTTCACGAGTCGCGCTCGACGGCAAGGTCGGCGAGTTTGCGCGCAAGCTCGCGAGCCTCTGGGTTGCTCATGAGCGAGCGCATTGCGCGGCGCGATCTGCGTGCGTCGCTGCGCTCTTGCTGCTCTGCGTTCGTCGCGTCGATCCGCTCGGTTGCCTCGCCGCGCGCAAGCATTTCGGTGCGCACCGCTTGCCCGATTGCGGTTGCGCTGCTCTGTACTAGCTTGATCAAATCCTGCGGCGGCATTGTCGCGAGTTGCGCAAGGATCGCGTTGCGGTCGTGCTGCACGAGTTGCGCTGCGGCTTGCGTCGGCAGCATCAACACCGCTTGCAGGGCAACGGCAGAGTTTGCAGCGCGTCGGCCCATGTCGAGCACGGCGCGCTCGTGCTCTTGCACAAGCAGCTTTCGACAGTGCCGATCCCAGGCTCGCGCTCGGTCCTTCCATCGCCAGGAATAGTACGCGTCGAGCCAACTGCCCGGTGCCTGCGTCGTTTTGCCGCTTGTGCGCCGCCAGATTGCTTGCATGCTTCGCGCGCTGCCTGCGTCTCGATACAGGGCGAAGCGATCGTGCCAGCGTCCTGATTCGTCGGGTTGTTGTTCCCACGGTTGTCGGTCGTCGGCAAGCGCTCTCGGTCGTCGTGCGTCTGCGTATTTGCTGCGTTTTTTGCTCATGCTTTGCCGTCTGCCTGTCGTCAAGCGTGCCGATCTGCGTTTGCGTTGTCGAGCGCAAATCGTTCGTTGGTCAGACGATAGCGCGCGAAACGATAGCGCGCGCGACCCCCGAGTCTGCGCAGACAATGTCGGCAGCGGCGAGAGGCTTGTCGACGAGTCGCACGGTTACGTCGAGAAACACGGCAGAACAGTCGGCGATCTCTGCTCGTCTTGACGCGCTGCGGGCTAGTTCGTCGATCCTGCTGTTTACCGTCGCCATACAGTGCCGCACCGCTGCGTTGATTGCGGCTTGTGTCGGTTGTTTGTCGTTCATTTTGCCCCGTAAGTATGCGCGAAAACTAAGAAAGCGCACAAACGCCCGCGCTCGTGTGTGCTCATGTCTGCGCCTATTCGGTGCCGACTTCGTTGCCCCACACGTCCCAGCGTTCGCGCTTTGCTCGTGCGAACATTTCGAGGCGCGGGCCTGGCGAGACTTGCTCCATTTTGCGGTATGCCTCGCAAGGCTTGACGCTATGCGCGCCCCGCTTTGCCTCGATCAACGTCGACTCGTTGCGCACGAGCGGGGGCAGCGTGCCGCGCACACCGAACAAAAGTTGCTCGGTCTGCCCCCTGTAATAGTAGCCGAGACCGAAGCGATCCTTTGCCCACGTCAACGTTGTGACATAGCGAAAGCCGATCGCGCGCATTACGTCGAGCGCGTCGGGTAGCTTGTTGTTTGTTGTCCACAGGTACAAGTGGCAATCCCGATCCGGTTGCCAGCAACTCGCCCCGAGAATAACGTCGACGATCTGCGGCGTTTTCAAGAGAGCATAATGCCGATCCGCGCCGCGTTTAACTCTGCCCCCGCCTGTCTCGTTCCAGGGTGGATCAATCGCGATCGTGCGGTAATACATCACGCCCGTTTGCCGTGCCTGTACGGTCGCGCCTCGTTGTGTATCAGCTTGTTTGCGATTGCGGCTTGCAGGTTAATGTCGAGCGCGCCCGCTAGATCGGCGACGCGGATCACAATGTCGGCAAGTTCGCTCGGCAACCCCTCGGGCTTGCCGTTGTCATCATACAGGGTTTCGGTCGGCGCGATGTTGATCGAGCGCACGACCTCGGCTGCCTCTGCGGCCTCGCTGCAGATCAACATTAGTTTCGCGAGGATCACGGTTGGGTCGTGCGGGTCTTGCCCGTCCCAAAACCCGTTCGCGCTCGCCCCAAGGTGTGCGCGTCGTGTCAATTCGTTGATCGTTGCTGTCATCTTGTCACCCTATCAAAGCACGCTGATCCGCTGTTCGCCTGCCCTCATGCACACCTTGCCCCCAGCGAGTCGGGCCAGGCGAATCACCTTTGCGAGCGGGAACGATTGATCCCCAACCGGCCCTTTGCCGTTAATGCGCACCCGCTGGAGCTTGTTGTAAAACTCCCGAACGGTTGCGCCTTTTGCGCCTTGCTTGCGTAGTATTGCGCCCGCTTCGGCGACGAGTCGTTCGTCGACGTTGATCGCGTGTGCCTCGACGAGTTGCCCGAACAGGTCGCAATACCTCTCGACCCACAGTCGTTGCGTGTAGCTTGCAAGCGTGTGTTTGCGCACGAGCGCACCTGCGCGGGCGCGCTCTGTCGGGTCGGTTATCAGTCGGCGCAAGTGCGCCTTTTGCTCGTCTCGGCTTGCGAACAAATAAGGGTATCCGTTGCCGCTCGCCGCGCCCGTGATCTGCGGGAACGTTACCGAATCGGGAGCGACTAGCGGTTGCCCCTGCGCCATCGACTCGACTGCCGATATGCAGAACGTCTCGTGTACGCTGTTCGTCACGTTAAGATGACACCCAGACAGCGCGTCGAGATACTCTGCCCGAGTTGCGCACAAGCGCACCTCGACAAACGGCAACGAGCGAATTGCGCCAACGTTGTCAATCGTGCTGCTCGTGTAGCGCACGCGAAACCGCAACCCCTCTTGCCATAGGTCGTTGAGCACGTCGAAGGTTACCCGCCAGCGCTTGTACCCTTGCAAGCGGTGATTGTAGGCAATCACAGGCAGATCGGTTTGGTGATCGACCTCTTTCCATTCGTTCTCGATCGTGCCGAGATCGATCCGGTGTGCGGTTGATTCGATCCGCGCGAGCATTGCCGGGGATAGTCTGTCTCTCGCTTCCTCGATCAGCATGTCGCGCATATGATCCGAGTTGAACACGTTTGCGTCGGCGCAGATCGAGCCCATGAGTTGCAACCACAAAACGTGCTCGTATGTAAGCTCGCCCCCGATTTCCCAGTTGGGCAAACTGCGGTGCATTGTGTAATTGTGCGCCGCAACGATTGCCGCCCGTTGCGCGGGGTAGAAATGCAGCGAGCCCGCCATTTTGATCTGGGCAGCGATCTCGACGAGGTTGCACCAGACAACGTCGAACCCTATGCGCTTGAACAGTCGATCGTACCAGGCACCGTCAAACGTGCACGCGTTCGCAAACTTGCGCGTTGATATACGCTGCGGCACTCGGGTCACATTAGGCAACCGAAACAACCCGTCGTCGTCGTATGCGTAACCGCTGCCCGCGTCGGGAAACACGACAACGAATTGGTGCGGTCGCCCCTGCGCGCTTGTTTACAACGACCGGCTTGCGCTGCCCGTACCGTCGCAAACTCGCCTTGATTGCGTCGAGGTTGCGCTCGTCGTGCAAGCGGGCGTTTGCGGGATCTCGGCGCAGGTCGTCGACCCTTACGGCAAGCGGGCGCAACCCCTCGACGATATGAGCGAGATCGATCTCGGGTGTGTGCGTGATCACTAGCCCCCCAAAAGGTCGAGTTGCAGATCGTGCGTAGTCAACGCAACCTCGGCAGCGACAAGGCGCAACAGATCTGCGCACTCCTCGACGGTCTGCACGACCTCGACGACGAACGCAAATCCCGCGACCCCTTGCGCATCCTGCAAGATCGGGGTTCCGACGACCGCTGCGTCGTGCAGGTCAACCCCTGAGAAATCGGGGTGCGCAAGCTCGATCCCCAGGCAGACATAATCGCGCCGGATCGCCAGCTTGTTGACATGTCGATCGGTCTCGGGCGCGAGTGCGCCCAGCATAGCGTGCCCGAGTTGCGGCGCCGCTGTTGTCTCGACTTGCTCGGCCGTTAGGTCGTCGACGCGCAGAGACACGCGCACCCGCAAGAGCGCATTGCCGTCGCTGTCGTTGTGCGCTGCTCTGTCGACAATCTGCACTTTGCCGACTGTCGCGGGGTGCGCGTCGAGCTTGATCAGGGTTGCTCTCATTTTTTCGCCTTTTGTGATTTTCGTCTTTTGTACGCGTCGCGATCCTTTGCATGATTCGAGCGCTCTGCGCGTACCCACTCCCAATCTAACGCCGCAACGTCATGCTTGCCCGCCCAACCCCCCAAGCGCATCGAAGCAACTGCGCCAATGAACGTCGCGCACTGGACGTCGATTTGACCCGCGAGCGGCCCCAACGCGGCACCATAGCGATCCTCGGCGACTCGGCACATTTGCCGCTTGCGCCATGCGGTCGACTTGCCCTTGCCGTGCCAGCCAAACGCGGCTTGCCAACTTGCGGGGTGTTCCTGCGGCAGCAACTCGCACCCGAGCAGTTGCGCGCACACCTCCCAGCAAGCGGCATTGCGTGCAATGTCGAGCAGCGCGCGCACGTCGCGCCCGAGGAATTGCGCCTCTGTAACAAAATGCACTCGCATGCCGCGAACCTTGCCGCCTCGTGTCGTCGGTACGTCGAGCGAGCGCAGCGCAGAGCGTAGCGCGTCGAGCTTGCGCCAGGGGTCGATCGCGTCGGTCTTGACGTGTGCAACAGAGCGCAACGAAACCCCCGAAAACGCAGCAACACCGCTCGATCTGCCCGGGTCAACAGCAATCACGCGGCGCAACATTACCGGCGCAGATCTGGGCCGGTTATCGTCACAACGGGCGCCCACTGCGCGAGTCGCGACACGATACGCGCCCCCGCGTGCACGTTGCGCCCGTCTAATCGGTCGCCGCTGAAAATGCGCAAGAGTTGATCCTCGTCGAGATTAGTCGTGATCAACGTCGTGCGCTCTGCGTCGTATCTAGCCGACAGCAGACTCGACACCGTCTCGCGCTGCCAATCGGTGCGCAGATCCGACAACTCGTCGATCCCTAGAACGCACGCGTCGACAAGCGCAGACATGCGCCGATCCGCGCTCTCGTCGTTGTCGTCCATCGCCTGTCGCTGTGCTCGCAGCATGCTTGGGAGGTGCACATACTCGACGCTGGCCTTGTGCCGCTCGACGAGAGCGCGCAGCGTCGCAACGAGTGCGAACGACTTGCCCACACCTGCTGGGCCGCTGATCGTCATGCCCGACGCGTTGCGCGTGTATTTGTCGCACCACGCTCGCAGCAACTTGAACAAGCGGGCTTGTGCGTCGTTGCGCGGCGTTGCCCCGAGTGCACTGTGTCGTTGCGGCAGGTGTGCACCGTTGAGCATGTCGACCGTTTGCCGTGCCCCGCTGCACTCTGCGCACTTGTGCGCCCATTCGTAACCTTCGAGGTCGCGGTCGTATGTGTAACCGTCGAGACACGACGAACACTCGCGCTTACATGCGCAGAGTGCCCACCTCCACATGCCGTCAACGCTGCGCGGGGTGTACCCTGCGCCCCCGCAAATGCACGGTTGCACCTGTTTCGCGGGCATGTCGGCGACGCGCTCTTGCAAGCGCTGCACGATTGCGTCGAGCCCACCGTCCGAAAACGGGTTGTTAAATGCTGCCATTGTCGTCGCTCTCCTGTTGCAAGCACGCAAGCGCAGCAGGAACGCGCAGCGTGCCAGATCGATCTATGTCCTGCAAGGTTGTGTTTTTTCGTCGCTCGAACTGTTCGACCTTCTCGATTGAACGAAGCGCCAATTCCAGGTCGTCGTGCCCATTCTGCTTGTGAAATGTCGAACGCAACATGCCGTCAACAGCCGCGCAGAGTCGCTCGACCGTGAACCCGTCGCGCAAGCGAGAGCGCACACGCTGCGCACGCAGCGGCGAGAGTTTGGCCCGCTTGTGCCCCGATTGCTCTCGCCAATACTCGAACACCGCGCGCACGTCGCTCGTTGTGCTCTCGCTCGGCAGCGTCGCACGCATGCCGCCCGCGATCAGACACACCCGCACTTGGTCGCAGTCCAAACCCCCGATTATCGAGTCGAAGTCGTCGGCGTCATCAATCACGAGCAAGCGGCGCACGGTTGACGCTCGCAGCGTCGTTGCGGTGCGTTGTTTGCTCTCGATGTAATAGCGCAAGACCCGTCGACGAAGCTCGCGTAAAGCGTCGATCACGTTTGCCTTTCTCCTGTCGTGTCAAAAAACCATCAACTGCACGGACTAGGTTCCACAGATCCCATCACACTCATTCCCCCAAAACAGATCAAGCTGACCTCGATCTGCCAGATCGCGAAGGGTTGGCATCCGTTCGTCCCAGTTAATAGAGCGCAGGGTCACTCCTGGGACGATTTTTTGCACAAAAACGTCGTCCGCATCGAGCGTCGTGTCGGACGCATACACCCGACGCATGCGCTCCTCATATTGTGCTGCGCGCTCATATCCTCTTGGATCTTCATTTTGCAATCTCTGCCACTCCTCTGCCGAGTGATACGGACAAAAAACGCAAGCCGAGCGGGGGGGTTTCGGAAATCCTTCCTCGCGCATCCAGCGCAAACAATCCACCCGAGACATATTGAGATCAATTAGCGGGTACCTGTTAACCGACCAAGGTACCTTGCTATCTGTCATCCTGTGCGCCTCGTCTGTCGATATGCCCAGCCATTGATTGACGATCACGGCATTCCCGAGACGTTTACGCGTTGTGCCCGTCAATCTGCGAATCTCCCGGCGCACCACTTCAATCTTGAAATCTCGCGTACACTTTCTGCGTATTCCACCCCCTGCCTTGCCGTCGTTGTATGTCCACAGCGGCACCCCACCACTCACATAACTCTGCCCCGTTTTCCCTGAAATTTTAACAATGCCCTCGGCATCTTCTAACGCTCGATCGGGCCAGCGTGTAACCCGGTAAATCGGGAAGCCAACAAGAGCTTCAAGTACATCGAGCCACTCGTAAACTGCCTCTGGCTCGGCTCCGGTGTCGGCAAATATCGCCCCATCTATAGGTGGCAGCGCGCCGCGTTCAACCATTAGCGCGATTGCCGACGATTGCACCCCCGCACCCAGCGAAAGGAATGTGGCAGGCAACTTTGGGATCTTCATGCGTAAAACTCCTGACGACGAGCACCACCTCGCCAAACGTCTCGGCGAAGCGGTGCCCGTCGCGGCCCCATGGCGAGGGGATCAGAATGGTATATTGTCCTCGTCGAACGTATCAGTTGACCGCTCGCCGTGCTGATCACGCATCAACCGCGCCTCGTCTGCTGTCAACGCCCGAACGTCGCGCTTTGATAGGCGCGGGCGCTTGTAGGTCTTGCCCTGGTATTCGTCATCTTCGTGATAAACGCGCCCCACGAGATAGTTGCCGACGATAAACTCGTCGCAACTCGACTGCGAGGTCGGATCGAACCCCGATCCCGTTTTGCGCATGCGCTCGTCGAGCGCTCGGCATAGTCGCGAGAGATACCAACGAGCGCTGTCGTCGTCGGTCAGCATGTACCAACACCGCATTTCGCGCCCGCTGTTCGCCGCGCTCTTGTCTGCGGCGATTAGGGTAAAATCAAGCATGCGGTTGCCGCTCTTGCTCTTGGTTGTCGTGCAGACGCGCACCCTCAAAATGTGCTCGCCCTCGTCGAGTGTGCTGCTCGGGCTGTCGTAATCGTTGCCGGGATCGAATTTCATGTCGTCACCCCCTCTTGAACGTGGTCTGCGTTGTCGTGCTCGTTGTGCGGCACCGTTAGACCGTCGCGCCCGAGCGTTGCGAGAGCGAGCGACCCGAGCGACGTTTGCCCCGGCGTCGTCGTGCATACGATCGAGCGGGGAAATCCTGGCGCCGGTTTGGTGACGTATTGAGACGATAATTCCCAGCCTATGCCGTACATTACCCCCCCCTCTTTCTCTGCCTTGTAACAGTAGCCAAACGCCGCGTAATACTGCGCAAGCGCTTTGCCTACTCGACCCGCCAACATGGGGGTTGTGCGTCGTCTCGATCGGTCGTCGACCCCGTGCTCGGCGAGGCAGATCGAGATCAGATTGACCGGCAATTTTCGCAGGTCGGTGATCATCGTTTCGACGTAATTGCCGATCCGGCCCCAATGAACGAACGACAGTTCGCCGACCTGCGCGCGCGGGTCTGCCGCTTGGGGACCGAGCGCGACATGCCGAATAATGAGTCGCTGCATGTCGGTCAAGCTGTCCATCACGATTGTTTGACAGACGCGACCCGCGCCCCACGACCACGCCGGTTGCCCGTCGACCTCGGTTTCGCTGCCCCGCTTGATTGCCGAGAGCACGTCAAACAGCGTCGCGCTATCGTTGATCAACTCGACGTCTGCGTCGGGGTTTGTGTCGTGTATCGTCGCAAGTCCGTTTTGCTCGCTCAAGAGCACGAGCGGGCGCGGGCTCGACGCGCCCCAGCGGGTTTTACCCGTGCCCGAGTCCCCATAGATACCGACCCCGACAAAGGGTCGTTTTGCGATTAGGCTGCGCGCCGTTTTCGTCTGCCATTTTGCCTGTTTTACGGTCATTCGTTCGTTTCTCCTGTCGTCAATTCTGCGTGTGTGTGCTGTCGTTGAACAAGGCCCGCGCACGCATCAACGCTTGGCCTCCGACAAATCGACATAAGCTCGCACGGTCGCTGCCAGATGTAACACTGATCCCCGTTTCGTGGGAATGAGGTGCCGACAACTTCGAGAGTGTCGACGACATGCTGCCGCCAATCCTCGTCGGGTGTAAACCGCTCGGGCACGGGCAAGCTCAACGAGTCTTGACGCGTGCGGATCGCAGCCTTACGGGTTGCGATCGTCTCTGCGCCTTTGATCATTAGGTGCCAATCGAGCATTGCCTCGGCTTCGATGATCATTTCGGCGCGTCGTCTCTCGATATCCTCGGCGTCAACGATGATCATTTCGCGCCGGTAAAGGTACGTTTCGCGCGCCTCCTGTATCGTCGGCAATGCCGCTATCGCTGATCCGACGAGTCGCAAGGGGTCGTCGACGACCCCCAGCAAATCGGCATACCACGCTGGCGCGTCCTGGTTAGATGCCGCCGAGATTGCTGCCACGAAACTCTCGCGCGTTGCGATCCGCCCGCCGACCTTAGTGGGCGGCGCACCCGCGCGGGGTTTACCGATCGCGCCGCTCTTGAGTGTCTTGTAATCGCCCGCGCTCGCTGTCGTCGACGTGCTCGCGAGATCATAGATCACACCGCGCACGGGTTCGCCAAACTCATCTTCGACCTGCACCGCATAGGTTAACCCCTGCGGCGAATACTCGTTTTTGATTCGCCAATCGCGCAAATCCCTGCTTGTGCTCTTGTGATCGAGCACCCAGAGGGCACCGTTGATCCGAACCAACTTGTCGACCTTGCCGCTATATGTGCCGCGCCCAAAGGGGTTCGGGCCGAGCACGCGTTCGGTGCTGATCAACTCGACCCCCGATTCGCGCAGGTCGCCGAGACCGTCGACACCGTAAACCGCGACATACCCCTCCAACATGTCGGCAGCGCACTCGACGATCCGCACACGCTGCGCGGTGTCTTGCTCGCGGGCGGGATCGAACCCGCCCTCGTGCGCCTCGTTTGCTGCGGTTGTGTCTTGCGCAAGACGCTTGCGCGCAGACTCGGCGCCCGTCGCCCACACGAGATCAAGCAACTCGTGCCAATATGTGCCGAGCGCGAGGGGATAGCTTCGAGCGTGCTCGTTTGTGAGTTTCAGACCGTAGCGCAAGAGCCAATAATGAGGGCACGCCATCGCAGAGCGTGCCGAGTTTGTCGCCGCGAGATCGAGATCGTTGTTCATTGTTCCGTTTCTCCTGTTGTGAGCGTTTGCCAGATAATCGAACAGAGGCAATCGGCGACGTCGTCGTCGCGCACGCTCTCGACCTCGACCTCGACGACGTCGGCGGCATGCTGCCGCACGAGTCGCAAAGCGTCGAGCACACGTCGCGCGTGGTCATTTTCAAGACGCAATCGAAAGATTGGAGCTTGATTGATGATCAAGACAAGCCGCGCGGGGCGCGGCACAAACTGCTTGGGCATGCGAAACCTCTGCTTTCCTTGTTCTGTCTCAAACTTGTTCGAGGTTGTCAAACTTGACGTTTCGTATTGCGTATGTACGCTGGTCGCTGGAAGCGCTCGCATCGCTGTCGCTCGTCGCTCGCATCGCTGTCGCTCGTCGCTCGTCGCAATACCGACAGGCACG